GGTGTTCCAAGAATAACTAAATAAATTATAATTCATAAAATTAATATTAAAATGTTTAATTAGTTTAATATTAAAATTTTATTTTCTTAATTTTTAATATATGAATGTATTAGTTGAAAAAAAAAAAGAATTTACAGTACACATAATAAATATATTATCACCTTTAATATTTGAAGGTTTAACTTCAATTTACAATAAAGCAAATGAAATATCTTCTGGTGATAATATTTTAAAAATATTCCAATCTTTTCTAAAAAGAATTCCTAAATGGAATGATGAATTATTAACACAAGAAATAAACAGAATAAAAACAAATAGTAAAGACTTTGAGTTGCTGTATGATCTGATAAGAGCTTGTATTAAAGCAAATTTATATATATTAACTTACTCACCTATTAATAATAACAAGGTTAATATTAATCCAGAATATTATAATTCAGTTAATTTTTCTAAATTTATACATAATATTTATATAGAATGTGCTCGAGAAGTTTGGAACAATCCATATTTATTTTATCATAATTATACTGGAATTGAAATTAAAAGAAATCAAAGAGACACAATACAATTAATTAAAACATGTATTGAAGAATCTATAAGAAAAACTTTACCATTAAAACATGTTCTTGAAATATATCTAGGTAATAATTTTATTGAACAAGTACCCGATGATAATTTTGAAAAAACTATAACTGAGGTTGATGAAAAAAATTTAAAACAACTTTTAAAACAAGATTTAAAGGATAATGATATCAATCAGGATATCAATCATGATAATGTTGAAGATAAAGGAATTGTATCTATTAATTCTAATTTTTTAGAACAACGGAATGAATATGTAAATAAATCGACTGGTAACAACTTGCATAAGTCTATTAAAAACTCTTCCAGCACTAGTAATGTTAGAATAGAACCTAATTCACCGATAAATAAAGACAAAAAAATATTAAATGAATTGTCACAATTAGGTGGTAATAACGAAGTATCAGCATCCAGTAAAGGATTAAATTCTAAAATATTAAATATTTTAAATGATAACAATTTAGAATTATCTAACAATGATACTTCTGAAAAAAAGATAGAAAATAGAAAGTTATCTGAAACAAGTTCTGAAGAATTAATTTCCAATAATATGGATAATAATTTAAAAAAATTAATTAAGAACGATTTAGGTAATACAGATTCCGAATCATCAACAAGGTTTAAACCAGAAAATACCAAAAATGGTTATCAAGAGATATTTTCAAACTCACACAATGAAAATTCTATAAACTCACAACAAAAAAATGATGAAGTAAACAAAAATAAATTTTTTAATAATTATTTACAATTTTAAATTTAATTATTATTTACTTTAATTGATGGGCATACCATATCTAACATTCCAAATGAAATAGAAGATATTAGTCCAATCATTATAATTTCTTTAGTTTCTATTGGTTGATTAGGGATATACCTTACAGCTACTAAAATTATAAATCCCATTAGAATATATTTTATAATTCTTTTTGATTTTTCAAGTGTATTAAAACTATTTTTCTTCATATTATTTTCTTTAATAGGAATTTTGGGCATTATTAGTTTATATGAGAAATTTTTTTCTTAAATTAATTAATGAAAAAAATTATATATTTTATGTTTGGAACTTTTGTTTTAATATATTGGTTACAATCTATAGATAAAAACTTTAATAAAAAAAATAATTTTGAAAAATTTAAAATACCTGTATTATCGAGTGCATTGGTTGGTTTAATTTCTCAATATTTATGCAATTCTACATATGTTTCAGAATTTACAATGGTCCCTCCTACCCAAGAAATATTTACTGAAGTTGCCAACTTTTAATATAATAATAACGTGTCTACTATGTTAGAAAATATATTATAATATATTTTCTAACAATAGAATAATGAGTACACGAGATGTAACTTTTGGAGGTTCACAATTAAGATTAAAAAGATTTAATGTTAAAGAAATGGTTGATCATGCTACCGTTGCCATGATAGCAAAGAGAGCATCTGGTAAATCATATTTGACAAGAGAAATTTTATATCACAAACGTGACATGCCTACAGCAGTAGTTATTAGTAAAACAGAGAAATTAAACAGATTTTATGGAGATTTTATTCCCGATTCTTATGTGTTTGATAACTTTGATACAAATATTCTATCTAAAATCTACCAAAGACAATTTAAGTTAAATGAAGATAATATAACTAGAGTAAAAGAAGGGAAAAAACCTAAAGACGATAGACTAATGTTAATTATGGATGACTGTATGTCTTCAAAAGGTTCATGGGTTAAAGATGAAAATGTTCTAGAATTATTTTTTAATGGAAGACATCATCATGTATCATTCATATTGACTATGCAGTTTTCATTAGGTATTCCCCCTGAAATGAGAAGTAACTTTGATTATATATTTCTACTAGCAGAAGATTTTATTTCTAATCAAAAAAGACTCTATGAACATTACGCTGGTATGTTTCCTTCCTTTGATATATTTAAACAAGTTTTTGCCGAAGTAACACAAAATTATGGTATTATGGTTATTAATAATCGTATTCATAGTACAGACATTACAGAGAAAGTTTTTTGGTATAAAGCAAAAAATGTACCAACGTTTAAACTTGGTTCCAATAAATATCTTAAATTTCATAAAAAGTATTATGATTCTGAATGGAATAAAAGACTTCCTGTTTTTGATCCAACTACATTACTATCTAAAAAAAAAAATAATGTTAGAATTAATGTAAAAAAAGTTAGACACGATGATTAAAATATTGTATTTTTACACAGAAATATTCGCTCCCGCACCAGGAGTTCCTAATTTTTTACCAAGTTTCTTTTCATTTTTATATATTTCATTCTTTTTGGTAGTTAATTCTTTAATTTGTTCATCCAAGTTAGATAACTTAACTTTTAAACCATCTACTTCATTATTATCTTTGGATTCTAACATTTTTTGTTTAAGTTCATCAACTGTTGAATTTGATGTTTCAATTGATTTTTCAAGACTTTCTCTCATATTCTTATATTTTCTTTCTTCATGAAATAATTTTGATTTTTCCTGGTTGTCCATATATCCTTTCATGATACCATTAAGTTGTTCATTTGCATATTCTGGGTTACCAGCAGCTTCCGATGTAGCATCTGGGTCAAATGCTAACCACTTTCCCATCTCGCCCACAAAAACATTATGAATTGTGTCTACGCTTTGTAATTTCTTAGCATGTGCAGAAGCTTCATCTATAGTTGGAAAAACTCCCCTAACTTTAATTCCTGATAGGGTAACCTTATTCTCAGGGTCACTTAAAAAACTAATACAAACAAAATGTTGACCTTTTGGTAACATTGAATCTTCAGTTAGATAATCTTTACTTGACATTAAATATTATGGTTTATACTCTTTAAATTAAAATTTCACTATATTTTTGTTTATCATTTCTATCTTTTACTGGTGAATATGTTGATATATTTTTATCTATAGTATCTTGGTCACTATATCCCATCCAAACAGTTGGTTCTGAAAACATATTTCCAAATATTTTACTAGGTCTTGTACCATCATGTTTTTTTAATTGATCTGTCAATTCTCTCTTTCTATTATCTAGTTTAGCTTGTCTAACCATACCATGTTCTATTTTATAAGTGTATGATTTAGTTATGTAAACAGTCATTATTATTATTCCAAAGAATAATATTAATACTGATAAATTTCTTATTATATTCATTATATAAAGTTATATATTTTAAATATTTTTTATAAAAAAGTTACAATTTAATTAAATCGAAGATATAAATTCCCACTTCAAACTTTTACATATTTTCTCCCAAACTTGTTCTTGTTCTTTAAGATTTTTTATTGATTTTAATAATGGGAAACTATTTAATAAATGATCTAATTCTAATAATTGACAGAATTTATGTAATACATAAGAATATGATAAGAAATTCTTACGCCCTTTGGGTTTGTAAATCTCCCATTGGTCTTGGATTTTAGCAAACATATCTATAAATTTCATTTCAATATGTCTGTTAATTGTTGGTGAGTCTAAACCACTTAATTTATTAATTATATATGGTATATGCTCATATAAATTATTATATCCTAGTTTTTTTAGCAGTTGTTTCATTTTGTCTCTATCTAATTTCGTTAAATCTTTTATCCTATTTTTATTAATTTCGTTAATTATTTCTAAAAATATATTTTCAGGAATCTCGGTTGTTTCTTTCGCTTGAAACTGATTAATCCATTCCTTAAAATGATTAATTCTTTTGTAAGGTGAATATTCTTTAATTTGTCTGTCCTCATCAAGTATAATTTCTTCGCTATCACCACAAACTGAACAAACATAACTAGACTCTCCTGCATCTAGTATTTTTTCAACGTTACACTCAATACAATATTTTATACGGTTACTCCCATCATCTTTAATTGTTCTTGTTCCATCTACTCGTTGGCAGTATTTATCAAATAACTGTGTTCGAGAAACATTATTATCATCTTTTTTAATTTTCTTTTTATTAAAATAATCAATTATGTTTTTTGTTTCTGAATATTCATTCTTTTTTTCATCTCTCAATTTATAGTAACTACAAATAATTTCTCCTGTTTTATCATAATAATCTAATTCCTTTTGATTTTCTTGGATTGAAATGATTTCCTGATTTAATTTATCAATGTTATTAAGCGCATTTGCCTTAATTTCTAAATCTTTTTCAGTATATATATTATTATGTATATCATTCAGGTTTAAGTCCTGTTTTAATTTATTTATTTGATTTATTTTATCAGGTAAACTACTTTTTTGTTCTTTAAATTGACTAGAGTGTTCCTTATGTTTCTTGTCTAAAGTTGTAGAATCACGATATTCTAATTTTTCTTTCTTTTTCTTCTTTATCTTAAAATTAGACATTAATATTAATATTAATAATAATAAAGTAACTTTAAATCCATTCGTGTAAATAGATTTAAGAAAAATTTGATATCATATTACAATCTTTTGAATGATTAATATATATATATTTTAAAATTCTAATATCATCAATATCTTTTACTAAATTAAGAATATTGGAAATATAGCATAATCCATTATCATTTTTATTTAAATTAAAATCATCTATTAGAATTGAATTACTAAAATTAGAATTTGAAATTTTTTTATCATTATCAATTATCAATGTATTTTTTATATTAAATATCTTACTATGATTTTTATCACTAAATAATAAGTCTAACGGTTTTAAAATTATATTATTATAAATAACATTTCTATAAATTATATTAGTTTTAATGTCTACATAATTATTATTATCTCTTGCTAATATTAAATTTGTTTTTTTATATTGTTCATTTGTTAGTATTAATCTTAAAATTTCACGACAATACAATGAGTTACCTGATGTCCAAAAACTAATATTAAAATAAGAAAAACAAAATTTTAAAAATTTTAATAGATATGGTCTTATATAAACAATACCTAAGAAATTAGGAAGTTTAATAATATGAAAATTATTAAACTCTTGGGGTGTATTAATAGTTTCTTTGTTAATAGCTACAGTTTTTATTAAAGTATCATCAATATCCAAAATTAAATTTATCTTATTCATAAATGTAATATTAATATATATATAAATCTTTAAATTAAATTTAATATTATACGAAATTCTATTAATATTTCAACTTTGAATATCTACTGTAATAAAATATATTTAGTTGATTTGTATTTTCTATATAAACTGGACTTCTTAATATTTAATATGACTTGTATGAGCAAATTTGGTAGCCGAATGTCCAACAATTGGGATATTACTTATTTTGTATTCTAACACAAACAAATCCAGGTCCAGGCAAAAATTTAGCTGCTAATAATTCTATATGAACAATTGGCGGCCTTTCTATTATCTTAAACGCAAATAATTATCAATGTTATCATATTTTATTGACCA